GCAGCAGCGACCGTTGTAATGGTTACGTTAGAGAAACCACCCACGTTATCGACAATCGTAAAGATGTTCGCGCCATTTGATTCTGAACCCTCTGTAAAGATATAATCGAGAGTGACGATATTATTATTTGTAGGTTTATTACCTGTGACACCATCTCCGAAATAGATCTCATAGTATTCGTTAGCATTCTCTTGTAAGTAATATACCTTTGAATCGGAGTCCACATTTAAGAGACTCTCGAATTTTGTATAGTTATCGAACGCGGTTGATTCTTCGTTCGCCTGTACTAAGACACGAAGCGTCGATGTATCGGCATCATCATCGGATAACTGAAACTTCTGATTCTCGATATCATTATCCACTCGATACTTGAGTTCTTTTCTTGTACCTTCGACAACGGTTACATTATTAAAGGTAAACGTACGAGTCGCGGGCGATGTACTATTATCGGTAGAGAGCAGCGCACTCTGTTCATTGAGAACCACGTACCTAAACTCGGTACCATCCACATTGGTAGACAGCTTCGTTCCACGCGGAAGTGTTAATGAAGAAGGGACGGTCCCGACTTCATCGGTCACGTTCACGACCAAATTAATTGTGGCACGAGGCGACAGAACAGAACGCGGAATATACCCTAATAGCTTCGCACGTGTGACAATATTCCCACGGATCTGAGCAGAATCGAGGAACGCCTCATTTAAACTGAAATGGGCAGTCATCGCATTATAATGAGTATTATACGCGAGGACATCCAATAACGTAGAAAGGCCCGAGCCTTCGAAATCATAATCATTAAATTCCGACTGGGTCTTCAGATAGTTCTTCAGATTCTTCTTGATCTGGTCAAAGTCGAGTTCTGTTACATTTAAATTCTGTGCCATAGTTTTACCTTATTCTTCTCAGTACAATCTCAACCTCTTCGGGCCTATCAAATTCTTTAATGATAAAGCCAACGTTAATATAATATGAATTCTCTTCTTCGTTATTAATCACATTTACGTATTGTACTTTGATTCTTTGTTCGTGTAGTTGTAATGTTCTTCTGATATTATCTTCGATTGCCAATGATGTAATCGTATCTGCTGGTTCAAAAAGCAACGCACGAAGATTAGCGCCTATACCATGATTGAAAGGGCGCTCATAGAAATTAGTGAGCAACAGATTCTTTACTGCATTACGGATAGCCCTATCATCTTTTAAAGGGATAATATCCTTACGGATAGGGTGCAACGCGAGTGTTAAATCAAGATCAGCCCATCCTTTCTGACGAGCAACGTTACTTGTCTTACCTGATTTATCTGATCTTCTTATTGTACTCATACTAGTATTTATATCCTTTGTATAACCCTTTGCGAAAAAGCCTGGGATCATTTTTTCCGGGGGAAAATTTTTTTATATCTTACAGATCGAAAAAATACCCTGAATGCTAGACCCTACCGCTGGCCCCAGAGCTTTTCCCTCCCTATAAAAGTAGGCCCTTTATCTTCTGCGACCATTGAGGTATATCTTAGTCCCCCGTATATCGATTTCCCCGTTGTCATGCATCTTTATATAACAGTTGCTCTTCTTTCCGTGTGTTATACGTATCTCTTCTTTCCCTGAAGTGTTATCAAGTTCTATCAAATGCCCTGCCTTTGTCTTATGGACGTAATTATCTGGGTAATCACTCTGCGTTTCTGATGGTATATCTGTCTTTCCATCCGTTTTCGTAGCAATAGAACCCATAATAATAGGATCCTGACACGATATACCGTCCCGAAAGAACCCAACAACCCAGGAACCTACCAATAATTGATGATTACTTCCGATACCCTTATAAGAAGAACTCGTATTAGGCATCATGACAGTGGCCCAAGGCAGATCTTTGTCCTTTACTTTATCTTTATCGTAGTATCCGAACGGAAATACCTTGACTCTATTCAGTTTTTCCGGATCCGAGATGCTTTTAATCTCTCCTATAAACCAGGTAAACTGTCCTCCAACGAACTGATCATCATGTGGTTGTATCATTTGTATTCTCCGCGGTTATAATATTGTCTACTGATTCGATATATGAATCCTTTCGTAGTGTAATGGTTTGTATATAGTTCTCAGCGAACTCATGTGATATTGAATGCACTATATAGATGCCGCTCAAGAACATATCCAGATCAGATTCTTGTCCTCTGGATCTGTCTACTCCCTTTCGAACGACGATATTCAGCTTTTTTCCACTTGCAATTTCGAAGTCTCCATGTACCTGGACTGTGATTTCATTACTCTCTAGATTACCGATATACCCATACGCTTGCAATATACTATCTGCTGCAGGATCATGGTAGTTCTTTTTATTGCCATGGGAGAGATCATTGAGTGAAAGATAGAAGTGTTTTGCCTCTGTATAGTTCTCTATCTTCCTATCATCGAACTTTACGTTATCCGAGAGCGGTTTATGTCTATTCAGGGGCTTGATTTTCCTACCGTACTGATACTGTGTATTGCAAGTATACTTCTTATTACTGATATCCAGCTTATGTAATGTGCTGGAATAGGCTCCTCGATCGATCCCTTTGAATTTGGATATGCTCATATTGTCTGTATTCAGGGAAAGGATCTTGGTGCGCTGCGTTTCATAGTGGTCTGCGCCGCCTGGTGTGAATTCTCGCTGAAATGGTGTATGGATATACGTATCCTGGTCCTCGTCGTAGCCAAGTATATGACTTTCGCGCATATCTTCGATACTCTGGAACATAACACCGTTTGCAAATGTATCATAGAAGAAGAATGGAGTTCCGTTATCGTATGATCTTCTTTGCAACCAGTTGATGAGTGTAATCGGATGCATACGTGGATAGACACCCGTGATGATTTGTTTAGTTGATTTAGAGATGTTTTTAGAATCTTGCAACTCTACTTTGAGCTCGTCCTCGACAAGTTTCTGTACCAATACTCCTGGAGAGCCTGAAAATGGCTTACTGACGCGTTGCAATTGATTCATATATGCGTGTTTTGATACGCAGGATAGAATATAGGTAACTTTACCAGGTTCGCCCTTCTTGAAGTAGTTCATATTTGCAACATAGACTTCGATCGATTTGGTGATCAGTTCTCCTTCGATATCCCTTCTTGCAAGAGTAATATCGATACGCTCGTTACCACCGATTTTGAGCTTTTCGAAGTAGTTACCTGCATCCAGCATATATAACTGTACTTCCAGGGATGCTGCATTGAGGCTCTCGAAGATCTTTATCTGCGCGACGAGATCAATAATGTTGAATTTTTGTCCGTTATTTGCAATGAAATCGATTTGCACGATCTCATATGATCCGGGTAGGATTGCAACACCCGTATGCTTCTGCTTACTATGCGTTCTGCCTCTTCTATTAGCCATTCTGTATTAATCTCTGGAATTCGTCTGCAAATTGTGTCACATACTTTGGATCAATAACCCTGAGTCGAGAACGATTTTCATTGGTTTCTTCGAGATATGATCTGTTAGTTTGATATGATAATTGCCCTGATTGGACACCACCTTGAATGAAAACTGCATTTGTTTGTATTCTTTGCGCTGCATCTCCTGTGGTATAGTAATGGTGAGGTGCATCCAGGTGCTTGAATACTTCATAAGTACCAACACTATCCCCAGATTTCGCACCCGTGAGCGATTCTGATATGTTACCACCGTCTCCAACGAATGTACCATTGACATTTTCTAACACAAGCTGATTCATATCGATATCTTTCTTCACCAATGTACCTGTTGCACCTGATGTACCGCCTGTAATTGTTTCTCCGAGCGTGAATCTACCTGCAAGAGAGTTACGATGATCGATAATTGATTGATCTGAATCTCTTTGAATCTGTGGGTTTGTATTGATTACAATGCCTGGGTACTCGTTTGCCATATACTTTTGCAACTTCTCTTGAGACATTGGCCATGCGGCTAATCCATCGTGTAAATGTTCGTTAGTAATAAAGAATGTCCAGTAATATAGCGTTGAACCATATAATCTTTCTGATACGATATCTGGTCTTTCGCCATTTTTTACTTCATAATACGTATATGTATTCATATTATCAACAAATGATTGCAATGGACGAACAGAACGATAGATATTAACTACGTTTTGCAATACACCATTACGATCGAAATCGTATGATATCTTAGGAAATTGTTGAAAGAAACTCATTATCCTCTACCTCCACCTTCTCTACCACCTGTTACGTTAGCGAATGCATTACCTACAGCTTGACCGCCTTGTTGTATTGCATTACCAGTTGCTTTTGCACCTGCCACAACACCTTGTTTAGTTTTTTCTGCTGCAAGATTGACTGCACCAACAGTATCTGTAGGCTCACCTGTTGTAAATCCATCATTTTCTCTATCATCACTGTATATTAATCCTGATTCATATAAGTCATCTCTGAGTATTGCTCTGACTTCTTGGAAAGTAAGTGCAATATCTACTTCGGATGGTGGTGCACCCATTCCATCGTTCGGGAAGAATGCATTACCTGTAGAGTTTGATGTTGCTTGCATACTTGTAAGATAACATTGAATAATTCTTGGAAGATACTTATTTTCTTGACCTCCAACCATAAATCTAATACGAAATGTTGGTGGATATCTCAATGCACCTGCTCCAGCAGATTCTGGGTACATATATTTTCTAAATAAATTTTCTATGTTGTGTATTGTTTTTGATTCTTCGTATGATGTTGGAACGAGTTTAAATCCAAAGTTGAATGATCTCAGAGATATATTATCGAAGTTTAATGTAGTAAATGGATTAACAACCAAACCTGATTTTAATTCAAAAATAACAGAAGCTTCTGACATTGCTCCACCAACTTTTGTTTTAACTGCCTTTGTTGCATTAGCCACAAAATCTGATGTACCTGCCTTTTTATCTCCTGAAAGACCAAGAGCTTTACCTACAACACTTTCTGAAGCTCCCTCTGTTTGAGCTAATGCTCCAGTTGCTCCTAAATTAACAGAGTTATAATTTACTCCATCTGATACAGATATTGCAAGAGGAATAAACAAATGAATTCTTTCATATTCTGTTCCTGTTCCAACGATTGAAAATTCTATATGCGGAAATGAATCGTCAGATGCGATCTTTTCTCTTAATGTGCTTGGAAATGTAAGTATACTCATACGTTTAACCTTTATAAATAACCTATAATATTAATTAATTTATAGAACTATTTATATGGCTTACAAAGGCAAATACACAATACAGAACAAAAAGAAGTACCTCGGAGATCCATCCAAGGTAGTTTATCGTAGTTTATGGGAAAGACANNTTGTAGTACCATATAAGTGCAAGACTGATGGTAAATTACATCGCTACTTCGTTGATATGTTAGTTGAATTAAGTAATGGAGATATTATATTGGTTGAGATCAAGCCTAAAAAACAAACTATACCTCCTAAAACACCGAAAAGAAAAACAAAGAAATACATAAACGAAGTTACTACTTATATTAAGAATACATCGAAATGGGAAGCTGCACAGCAATATGCACAGCATAAAGGTTGGAAGTTTCAAGTGTGGACAGAAGATACTTTAAAGAATTTAGGTATCAAACTGCTAAAATCTTGATATAAATAGTACTATGGCAAGCTTATTTGATACATTACAAGCAAGAGCGTTTAGAGCAGGAGTAACTCCTCGTTCGAAACAATCTATGCTGTGGTTTAAAAACAACGTTAAAAAATTAGGTGATGTTAATCAAAGAAGCTTATTAAAAGATCCAGCATTGGATGTAACTAAAAATCCTAAACCTGGTGATATGATGATGTATTTCTATGATCCGAAATTTAAAGAAGAACTACCATATTACGATAGATTTCCTCTTACATTACTAATACAACCTGCAAAAGGCGGATTTCATGGACTTAACTTACATTATCTAGCACCTGGTGTACGTGCAAGGTTCTTAGATGAATTAATGGAATTAGCTCCTAAAAATATGAACGATACAAGTCGTTTAGTAAGATTACGTTATAATCTTTTAAAAGGAGCTGTGAAATACAAAGAATTTAAACCGTGCTTTAAGCATTACTTAATGGATCATGTTGAATCACAGATTGTAAGAGTACCTATGACAGAATGGGAGATAGCAATCTTCTTACCAACAGAAGAATTTAAGAAACAAAAAGCACAATCAGTATGGAGATACTCCAGGAAAGCTTATCAATGAACATAGACAATCTTAAATCGACCATCGCTAAAAAAGGTGGAGTAGCAATGCAAAATAGATTTATGGTCTATTTTCAACCACCTGGAGGTACTGGAATTAAAAATCTTCTAAATACTGATGCTAGAACGTTAGTTGGTAATATCGCAGGAACTCTTGCAAGCGGAGGATCTCTTAAGAATTTAATACCTGATCCAAGAGATATAGGTATATTATGCGAATCAGTTAATTTACCAGGAAGACAGATAAGTACAATAGATTATCAAGCTGATAAACAAACAATAAAAATTCCTTACGGCATTATCAACGAAGATGTGACAATGTCATTTATACTTACAAATGACTACTATATGAAGAAGTTATTTGATAATTGGATGTCAAGCATCTTTGATGTTGAAAAATATCGTTTAGGATATAAAAAGGATTTCGCTACTGATGTTGTTATTCAGCAGCTAAATAAAGAGAATGTACCGATCTATGGTGTAAGGTTAGAAAATGCATTTCCAACTACCATGAGTTCGATTACATTGGACAATAATAGTGAAAATACTGTCCAAAAATTGAGTGTGACAATGAGTTACGAAAATTATGTACCTGAAGATATCGTTGATTCTGCATTAAGCGGAATAACAGAACGTATCACAGGTATTTTGAGCTAAAAAATAGGAGAATATAATGGCTTTACCA